CTAATATTCTTGTAGTTCCATCAGAAGCATATATATCACCGGTAACATTTCCTACTAAACTAGGGGCAGAAACAGATCCAGCTATTGATAAATCACCAGCTGAAGAAAGTGCTAATTTTACGGTCCCTACGCCAGTATTAATGATAAATCTATTTGATGTTGTATTTTCAAAACCGGCAGACCATATTAAAGAACCAGAAGAATATAAAGCTCTAGGCCCACTAGTGCTTATTAAAGTTTGAGTTGTTTGGCTTGTTGAATTTATAGTTACAGGAGAACTTATTGATATAGATGTCGATCCAATTTTTGGTGACAACGTGTTTGTTCTCAATATATCAACAGCAGTAACATTATTTGCTGTAAATGATCCAATTAAAGTTGCATTTCCTGAAGTTGTATCACCAGATTCTGATGCTGTTAGCGCATCAGTGGCTATAATATCTACTAATTCATTTGTTCTATCTAGCCACGTTTGAAACGTTTGGGCTGTAGTAATCTGGCTTAAACCAATTTTTGCCATATCTTATACGCTTTCTATTTTATCGAGTTTTTCACAGACGGAATTTAATATCTTTTTAATTTCAGTAACTTCTTTAGAAAGACTTTCTAATTTTCTTATTCTATCTCTTTCTAATTTATATTTATTCAAAGCACTTACATCATTGTTGATGAGTGCTTTTGATTTTTCATCTCTTATCATGTGAGTGCTATTCCCCTGTAATCTAATAGTTTCGGTGCTTTAAATATATCTTCTGAAAGCATTTCTATTTTAACCGCAAATCTTCTATAGCCTTCAAAAGTTCCAGCATCGTTGGAATAAGTCAGTACGCCAGCATTTTTATTTGCATCAGCAACTCTATAAACATATTCTTTATAATCTTGAGAATTGCTTATAGAAGAGTAGAGATTTAATCCACTAGTCAACTCTAATTCTATCCAGTCGTTGGTTTCAAATACTGAAGGGTCATTGGCAGATTGAACTTTGATATAGACTTTTATATCAGTGCCCTTTGGTCTGTATCCAGTAACATATACTTGGAAATCTTCAGCATCTAGGCTTTCTGATAACTCTATGTTTTTTGAAACATATTTTGAAGTTGTTTCAGAGTCGTTGGTAATTTTCCACTGATATGCTAATATGTTTACAGTTTCTAAATCGATGAATGGTGAAGAAGTTACGTTACTAGAATTGCTCATGTTGATAGTAAGATCTAATGTTTTTGTTCTACCAATGTCATTGGATTTACTATAAACTACCATTCCAGTTTTACCAAAAGTTGCATTATCATTAAATAACATATCCTGCGTATAGGTATCAGTAGGATTATTTGGATCTACAAATGTACCAGTAAGTGAAGTTCTTGTGACACTATCGTTTGTTCTTGGTATATTTGGCTGAATATAACTGAAATTCATATTATCTACAGATGTTACAGTAGCTTCGGTGCCACTATCAAAACCGTATAACGTATCGCCGGCAGTGAACTTACGAGTAGCATTGGCAGAAGAATTTTCTAGTATGATAAAATCTGGGTATCTGAAGTTGTAGTGAACCAGAGTTCCTAGTGTTATTGGCGAACAATCTACCGCATCAGTAAAAGAAGCAGGAGTATCAGTTACGATCGTTGTCGCACTTGCGCTATTAACTTTAAATATTTGTTTTGTTGCTGCGCTTCCGCCGTCAAGAAGAATATAATCGCCTGCCGCGTAAGAAGTGGAAAGATCTGTACCGGTAAGTTGATTACTACCAGCAACTGCGCCTACTGTATTACTGGTAGACCCGTCTTTAGCTTCAATAGTATATACTATTTCTCCAGTTTTAAATCTCCCGATATTATTTTCTACGCTTAAGAATTCTTGGTTGTCATTTGTAACTGTAATAGATCCAGTACTTGCACTGAAGTTATGACGATACAAAGTAAATTTCATATCTTCGTCTTGGTATGATTCCCAAGCAGATCCATTAGTTGATGTAAATAGTACACCATCACCCCAGTCTTGAATTACCGGAAGACCTTCGTTTTCGCCTGGTGTTAAGTTTACACCACCAACTTTAGAAGTAAACACTAGATAATCTGGGTCACTACCGTCTGGTGTAATTGTAAGCGCATATTCTTTTTCAACATCAAGTCTAATTGGTGCATTAAATGAAATTTCAGTCGCAGCTGAAGCATTATCTGATGTAAGAACTTGGCCGGGTGTAAGGTGGACTTTAGAGAAAGGAATTACAGTGTAAGATGGATAGCCGTTAATTACTTCTCTTATGTCTATCGTAACTCCATTGATAAAGCTTTTTCTCTTGAAATATAAATCTACTTTAGACATAAACACAGTGTCCGAGCCTTTGCCCATACCCTTTTTAATAAAGAATGTTTGTGCCACGGGATCTTTACCACCGCGCGGTGTTCCTCTTCTTGTAACAGTTCTTTCGGTAGTTACTTCAGTAATAAAGCTTTCTGGTGCTCTCGTAGAAGCAGTTAATGAAGCTTTTTCTACAGAAAAACTATAAGCTCTGTATTGTAATACACCATACGATGTTGCGCCACTTTCTATAGATGCATATTGATTAACGTCTGCTATTTCCAGTATTCTTTCACCAACATAGAATGTCGATTCGGGTAAAGCAAATACCGCTCTAATAACGCCATTGCTGTCAGATGTAACAGCGTCATCAAGATTGCCGAATCTTTGAATTAAAGCTGGGTCATCAACGGCGCTTCCAGGTATAATACGATCATTTACATCAACTTTATCAAAGAAGAAATAGTGTTGAGTATTTGGCCTTAGTCCTGACATATACACTCTAATGTCGCGTGCGCGCATATAAGGATTAAAGTTGAAGTCAGTAACGAAATCACCGACGGGTTGTTCATTTATTTGTTCTCCAGATAGCTGAACAAATCTGGTGGTGTCTAAGAAAGTATCTTCTACAGTAGATCTACGTCTACCAAATATTCCAAGAAAACCTCTATTTCCATTATTAATAACTTCAGAATTAATTAGCGCAGATGAAGTTGACGTAAGAGGCATAAATTCCTGTATCGCATCAGCAAACTGAGTTAATGGCGTAGTTAAATCTATATCTATATTTGCAGGATTTGTAGTAACATCATAAGCACCATCATACTCCGGAGAAAGAGTACCAAGTCCTTTATAGCTCCAAAAATTACTTACACAATTTCTAAATTCTGTTGCGTATGGTTGAGATATTATTGAAACATCAGTGTCTCTTTGAAGTGTTCCAACTCTCGCTGTTGAAGTATTAGGAAATATAGATGCATTTGAAGAAGTTTTATATTTCATATTGAGTGGATATGTTTTAACAGCGGGCATGAGAGATTTTGCAGTAAAATCTACAGCTGCGTTAAATTCAGTACTTTTCATATTTGCAATACTCAAGTCATTGAACGGATCTACGATGATACCGTTTTTAAATCTATCTAATCCGTTTTCATCTGTGATATTTAGATTTTTAGTTTCAGCTTCGAGTGTGCTTAGTAGCACGTAATATCTTAAATTATCAATTTTCTTTTCGATATTTTCAATATCTTTCATTCTATAAGATTTTGTGCCTTTCGGCGTAATCTTTACAGCATAAGTCGGTCTATCTTGTTCATTGCCTTCTTCAGGTGTTAACGCTGGTATACCTGGTATGAATATATCTGCAATTTTTAGTTGCTCAGCTGATGTGTTAGTGGGAACGGAGTTTTCCAACTCAGAGCCTTTAACTATAGAAATTTTACCATATGAATCTATAGTTACAGCATCAGTTCTATTTTGGTAAAATTCGTAATCCAACTGAGAAAATTGATCTAATGCTGGAGTTAAAATTTCGTGAGTTGCGGAAAACACTGGAGCAACATTAACTCCAGTAGAAGAATCGCCAACTGCTGGTGCTGTGAGCACTGAAGCTGCGTTAGTATAGCTCGCAGGCGATAATGGTTCAACATATGGTCTAAAGTCAACAGAATCTGTTAGGCTGAAAGCAATTCCAGCAGATGATGTAAATGGATGAATTTTGTTTATAGGTACGTTTGATGGATAACTATTTACTGTAAAGAAATATTGCCCACCCGTAGAGTTCAATTTAAACGCGTTCATGGATATGTTTAATGTGCCTTCAGCAGGTTTTTTTCTACCTGGTATGAATTCTATATACGAATGATCGTAATAATTATCTCTTTGGTTTGTTCTTAATTTAAAACTCGATGTTACATCGTTATTATCAGAATCTACAATTGAAATAATTTCATAAACATCGGGAAAGCCCAAGTTATATTTTGTAGATGTCGTATTATCTGTGTTTGCTACTTCACAAGTAACATATAAATTAATGCTAGCCTTTGTAAACGGTACCGCATCAATAAATCTTTTATTTAGATATACTGTAGCTGAAGAAGATGGTTCTTGATCCAGTGTTAATATTATATCGGTACCAGATATCTCTGCGTTTGTAACTTCTATTTTTAAATTTGTATTATCTACGAAAAGTATATCATCATTGCCGGTATTAAAATCTTCACTATCTGAGTCAAGTGACGAAATAACTATAGTGTTTCCAGTAAGACCAGTTAATGATCTTACTGTCCTTACTGGTAAAGACATGTTGGTTACTGATTTTAAGCTTACCATGCCTGTATCAAAGACCATGGATGTAGCTCTTGCTTTTATTATGCTAGGATTAGGAGCAACAGTCAAAAATCCGCTACTTCCGTCAATAGTTTCGACATCAGATATTTTATTACCGCCGGTAAGTCTAATATCGAACAAGAAAATCTTATCATTTGTTACATTTCTTACTCTTGCAGTACCGATAGTACTATCACCGCCGTCTATTAAATTGACAGTTGAAAAATCTCCAAAGTCGACTGTTCCAGAAGTATTTGCATCAACTAAATCTAAATACCCGCCATAATTGAATGAAACTGCTTGGTTTGTTCTTTCATCAACAGCAGTATCTGAAATCTCATCCAAGTCTAAAATAATTTCACCGCGGTTTTCTATACGGTATCCCTTAACGTAAGCTAAACCCGTTCCAATAGAAGCTTTCAGTCCACCATCGCGTCTAATTACTTTAGTTTTAAAATCTCTTACTATGTAATTACCAGATTCTTCATAAGTTCTGCGCGCCATTTCTTCGCCAAGCACGTTGTACTGAGAAACATCTCTAATTTGAACGGCGTTTCCGTTAGAATATCTTGTAAGAGTAAAGAACGAGGTATCAGCGTCTGCTTCATCAGTAGGCAGAGCAGTCAAAACTGGAATTAGCTTTAATCTATCTGCGCCTGGCGCATTTTGGTTATTTGATCCGTTTGCATTATCATATAGTGATTCATCTTGAAATGCATTAATTACTTTTTCTTCTATTAAAAAACCAACTGACACATTGTCAGGAATATTTGTGTATTTAGAAACGATTACTAATTGTTCTTCTGTGTATAAGAAATGTCCTTTTTGGAAAATTACACCAGGCGCAACACGCGTAGCATAAGAATTTCCTAATGCTCCAGAGAAAGTAGTAACGTCTATAGTATCAACTAATTCCTCGGTTCTATTGATCGAGGTTCCAACTTCTACGGTACTTATCTTATATATGCTTAAACCTTCACCAGGCTGGAATAATTTATTGCCAGCAGAAGTTGTAGTATAGTTTATATAAAATGTATTCAAATCCGGGTTTCTTGTTTCAAAACCTCTAGTAGCTGCAATAATACTAGCAGTAAGGCCAGTAATTTCGCCTCTTAATTCAAATGTATTGTCTCTTGGAAAATCTTCAGAACCTATAGTTTCAACATCTGTAAAACCGACATAAGATGCTACATCAAATCCATCTTTATTTGTTACTTTTACATAATTTAGATCATCCAAATCTGTAAAGTTACATCCTTTTATGATAGAACCTTCTTTAAAGATATTATCACCAAATTGTTCAATTTGATTTTGCAACATAGTTTGCATTTGTGTTAATTCGCGGGCCTGAACTGCGTAAGACGGCTTAAAGAGAACTCGATAAAACTGTTTAGTTAAATCAAAATCATCAAAATATGGGTCTACGTTAAGGTCTTTATTAATTGGCATTTATTTTTCCTTAAAATTCAATAATAACTTTTATTTGTTCTCTTGATGCTTCTGTTCTTGTAATTGGCTGAAACGAGTTCATATAATAAACATCACCAGATCTTTGTATGTAATCGGATGGTTTAATCGCATCTTCAGTTGTATTTATTACAATAATTTCATCGCGCGAAGAATATAATGGCAATTCCGAATTAATGGATATATCACTAAAATCGTAAGCAGTATTTGCTGTATTTAGTCCATTAGGATATGGACCCATATATTCAGAAAGACGAATAGTATTACCAGAAATTTCATTAACTCTTGCGCTAAACGTTATTTTGTTATAAAATTCACTTTCTGGATTAGTTTCAATTTGAGTTACGTATTCATCTACTTCTAAAGAATGCCCATTTAATAAAACTTCTAATGTGTTATTAAAAATATCTGGAGCTGTATTTGAAGTTTTAAACTCTGGGTTCTTTACAATACCTACACTACCAAATACATTCGTAGTTGGAATTATATTATTGTCAAATTCATTAATTCCGTTATATATAAGTACACGTCTAGAAGAAAGTTCATTTGCGACATCGTTTCCATGCTTACCAGCTGGCGAAATAATAGGTCTGAGTATTATTCTTTCATCTAAGGAGCTTAAACTATTTGGATCAAACCCAAAAGGATCTGGTATAGTTGCAATTGCACGAGTATATCCGGCACCTTTATTTAACACGATAATTTTAGATATTGTTCCATCTTCAGAAGATACTCTTGGCACAGCCACCGCGCCAGTACCATCTCCCAATATTTTTATTTTTGGTAATATTTGGAAAGAAGATGTTTCTACTAAAAACGCATCTTCTGGAACACCTTCTTTTAAAGTTATTGTTGCGCGAGTTGGTGTATTGTATTCATAGGTATCTATTTCATATAATGCAGATGTACAATTTTCACCTGTAATATAAAAAGAATAATTTGCGTAATAGTTTTCAATAGGGCTCATAGTCCCTGCAATTGCAGAAATAACAACTTTATTTTCGTCACCGCGCGATACTTGAAATATTGTGCCATCTACACTTTCATATCCACGGTTAGTATCTGGATTTACGATGAATATCTGATTTATTTCGCTTGTATCATCAGTAGTTGTATTTGCTTCTTGAAACACTGGTATGTAACCACGAGTATTATATTTGTCGAATTCAAATTCTGTTAAAGAATACATATATTTCCATATATATCCATCTCCAGTTTCGCAAATTTGCTCTGGTGTAACTTCACTAAAAATTGGTGCGTTTATTGACGGCGATCCGTAGTTATTAAATAAACATTTATAAACTTTATAATCACCGGTTTCATTATTTTGCGGATATACTACCGTGTAATATTTTTTGGTTTCTAAATCTGCTTCATCGTCATATTGCGTATAAACAGAATTTTGTTGCCACGGATAATTCCTTATGGCATAATATACTTCTTCTGGATCAATTTTTTTTCCAAATAAAGTTTTTTCTAAGAACGTTTTTTTAGAAGAATTGCTGTTTACGAGCGGTTCATCTGATTCGGACGAAACAAACAAATAGTAATTGTCAGCCTGCACATCATCTATAAAAAGCTTTGCCATATCAGTTCTAAATTTGCTTGTTATGATTGTCATTTTTTCCTCAATATTTTAGTATATTTATTAAATTTCTATAGATATATCAGAAGAAAGAACAACTTTTAATTCTTCTTCAAAATCAAATTTACCAAATACTTTTGTTCCAGCCACGTGAGTTATTTCTTTGAGTGGCTTTTCGTATCTTGCTATATCAATCTTTGATTGTATTTCATATGAATATTCTTGATAGTAATTGCTATCGTGTATAAACTTTCCAGATACAAAGTATTCATCAACTCCGTCTGTTGCCAATGTTTTTGTATATCCATTCAAGTGAGAATTTAATGAAGACCAAAATCCACCAGTAGATCCTTGATTTTTAGCAGATATAGTACCCTTTGCAGCTATATTTCCGCTTGAATCTATAATATCAACATCGGCTTTATGTATATATCCATAACCAGAATCGATTATTTGAATATCAGTGATTTTTCCTACAGCAAATTCTGTATCAGCGTCAATTGTAGAATTAAAACCTGCTATTTCTGAAGTAAAGTTTGTAGATATAGAAACTATATTCCATTCAACTCCAGCAAATTCTATTGGCATAGTTGAATTAAAACCATAATAAGTGTATGGTCTAACAGTAATTGTATTATTTACTAAACCTAATACTTTTGCACCTTTACCATCTTGCTTTATTTCACTACCAATACCTATAGTTGCTGGCATTACTTCGAGAGTTATTTGCTGTGTGCGTCTTGAAAATAGTGACATTCTTGTATCAAACGCAGCTGCAAATACGTCATTAATATAATCAGTTCCTGGATTTATATTATCAAATCTCACTATCGTTCCTAATTCAACTGGTGTTAAATCAAAGGCGTCCTCAAGTGCGGTATCAATTGTAACTGGGTCTGTATTTCCTGACATTGGTATTAATGCTGGAGCTGAATTGTAATTTAATGAGTCTAAAGACACATCGGTAAAATTTCCAATTGCATCAAAAATAAGAGATACAGTTTCTTTGTTAATTATTTCGCCGACTATAACATCAGAAGTGTCGGTAGTATCAGGATATAAATCTCCTGGCGAACTTTCATTTTTACTTACAATTCTTATTGGTGTTTCACCAGATAAATCTTGAATATCTACGTTAATATCTCTATCTACAGTCGATATTATAATAGTGTTACTTTCAATAAATTCATCTCCCGGCTCCATTTTTACGCCAATAGATATATCGTTCTGCCCAATTACTGCGCCGCGATTACCTAAATCATCTTCTAAAGTTTCAAGTAATTCAAATTTACCACCTTCATTATCCAAAAATATGATTTGATTAGATACTAATAATTTAGTACTATCTATTGAATAGCCCCATCCGCCATCTTCCACAGAATAAGAAACAATACCCGTAAAGTTTTCTGTGACCCCAGCAATCAACCCTTTTGCCCCAAGTCCAGCTGGAGAAGTTTTGAATGTTACCAAATCGCCAACGTTATTTCCAGTTGTGCCTTTGTAATCTCGATCAATTGTAACCGCAGTAAATGAGCCATACATTTTTCCAAAATATATTGGAACCCCATTTATTTCACATATTATACCTTCTGAACCAATAAATTGGCCACTGTTGTCATCTATAAATATTATAGGAACAAATGAATTATTCAAAATTATAAAGTTTATTTTGTCTACTGTGGCACGTGCTCGTGAAGTTTGTCCAATAATAGTTTTACCTATCAAATCTGCATATGTATACGTGATATCAGTTTTAGTAGAAGTAAACAATCCAGAATTCGGAAACAACTGAAGATAGTTACCGCTTTTCCATTCTGAATCTGAAGGTTTAAATACATTTTTAGATGGGTAATAAACTTTGATACTTTCGTTATAAAACAGAGTAAAAAATAGTTCTAATCCTTCTAAAGTTCCTTTACGACGATACAGTCCTAAAATATTTTTAACTACAATTCTGATTGTCTCATTATTAAATGGAAGTTCAGATAAGTACTTATTTTTATAAAACAGTAACATTCTGTCAAGTGTAGTATCAATATCGCGGTATTCGAACATTCTTCTACCGTTGTATAGAGATTGATTTTCATTTGTCTCCATAAACTTGTAGTATTCTTTTACAAATTGAACTAGCTCTTGACCGTCTTCACGATAGATAGCCGGAAATTGCTTTTCAATGTGAAATGATATGAGTTTTTCTATTGCCATTAATTTGACTCTATAAAGTTAATTGTTGCATCTTCATCTTTTATTGTAAGAATTCGACTTTTCGGAGATGTTATATTTACTGACGCAGTAGCAACATATATTTGAATAGCATCACCTGAAAAAGCTTCGGCAGAAAAGTTTATTAGTCTTATTTCTCCTGTAGCATAATTTACTGTACCTATAAGAGGATTTAAAATTTCCGAATTTGCGGAGTCAGCACTAACAATTCTCATATTACCAGAACCGTCATCTTGCAATTTAGAATTAATCCCTCTATATGTAAAATTAGAACTTATAACAGATGGTTTAAAATCTGCAAATCCATTTGTTGCTTTATATGGATATGGTTTTACCAATTGTGTTTCAAATTTAAAACGAGGATTGAGTGTCAAATTCAGAATTGGTTTGTATTCAATTATTGGATTTATACATAGAGAATTACTTAGAATACCATCATCTACACTATCAATTATTGTCGACAATCTTGAAGATCTTAAAGTTTCTCCAAAATCATCTAAATTAGCCGAGTTGTATGCAGATATAGCCGATCTTATAAGAGACTCAAGCTCTTGTACAGATTTACCGGTCCTATTTTTATCATACACTATATCAACAATAAGTTCTACATATAAGAAATCTGGATCTATGAATATTGGCTCAATTGTAAGCGGGCTCTTATCTGAAAGATATCTAACATATTCGTTTTTTGCTGTTGAAGATAGAGTTCCTTCGCCCTGTAAATTTACTGATATAGCAACTCTCCCGTATTGTGGAGGATCTAATTCATCACCGCCGTATACAGAAACCGATTGTATTTCCGGAAATCTCTGCCTTAAAAGAATATCGTAATCTCTTGCAGTTACGGCTCTTTCTTGAATTTGTATAGATTTAGGAGCAAAGTATTTTATGCTATCAATAGTTTCTCTTTCAGCCCCGCCACTTGCGGCTTCCACTGTAGTAACTACAGCATTCGTTACAAAAGTTGTAGTAAACCGCGAAGCGCCATTTGGTTCGTCGCCACTACATACGCGGTATTGAACTTTAATATCGATGTCTTGCTGTGGCTGTTCTCCATACAAGTTT